AATCTTGCCAATAAAGGTGAATGAATTTTTTGTTGCCATATTAATTTTCTCCTTTTAATTTAATATTTTTTAATTAACCACATTCACAATCCTGTGAAGAAATTAGGTTGAATGTTTTCTCGTCATATACCACTACAACGCTACCAATACACTCATCCCCAATCCATATTTGTGCTCTTGTCGGTAGATAGGTCAAAGTCTCATCTGCCAACTTTCTGTACCATTTTGCAAAAGTCGTATAATCGTAGTTCTCAATAGATTTCCAAATTTCATCAATGTCAACATCCGCGTTCATATGATGAAACCACTGATAACGTATAGAAACTTCACAATCCAGGTGTCTCTGCACATTAGTTACTGGTCTAATATTGCCAGTGGCATCCTCAATCCAGTCCCAATTAAAATTCACCCAAAATTTTATCTTATTGCCAACTGCATTAAAAACATCTCTTAATGTCATCTTTTATTCCTTTCTAATTTTAATCATTTTGTATTGTTGGTTTATATGACCATTTATATCCATATGCTTTATTTAATTCGCCTCGGCAGCATTTCGCTATGGAAGAATTACTATACCCCAATTCTCTTTTAACCTCAATGGCACTCTTCCATATTTTAATTAAATTATCATTTTCATCATATTGATATACTCGTTTACTTCCTAATTCGCTAATCTTATTTTTGGTCTCTTCTGAATGTTTGCGACCATACCACGGATTGTTTTCTCCAGAACATTTTTCTCTATGACCATCTTGTAATCTTTTCTTATGTTCTTCTGTGAGATGTCTACCATATAACGGATGCTTTTCCCCAGACATATCTGCATGATTTTCGCTAATTTTTCGTCTACTTTCTTCTCCGTATTTTCCATTTGACCCGCCTTCTTTTAGATTATACCAATTTGAGTCTTCTACGACATTTAAAAATATAGTTAAATCATACTCCGCCTTATTTAATTCTTCTTCTGAAGAACAAATTTTAACAATATTGCGCGAAAAATTTTCTTTTCCATATTTTTTTACAGCATTTTTAAAAATTGTTCCGCTTCCAAGATAATTTTTCCAACTTTTGTCAAATTTCTTTTGCCCCAAATACCTCTTACCATTTATCATATTGGTCGTTATGTAAATAAAACCATATGGATTCTGAATAATTTGTTCATTTGTTTTCATTCCTTAATACATATGTGACTTCTTATAAATGCCTCTTTTAATTTCTCATATTATTCCCCTTCCCTCAATCATTTTGTACTGTTTAAATAGTATCGATTATCCTTGGTAACATCATAATATAAATATTCGTCACCCGGCTCCGTTCCTACCCAAAGATGATTTGTCATCTGTTTACAATCTTTGCATCTTATTTTCGTATATAATTCATCTTCATCTATATCGGGCGGATCTTCCATCCAATGAAGGGTTCCGCAATTCATACATTGATATTGTGCTTTTTGCTTATCTCTCATAAACCTCTCCTCCTTTCGTGGTAATCACTTTGTCTCCTAAGTTCACTACTATATTACCACAAAAGCGAGTAAAAGTCAATACCTTTTATCAATTGTTTACAATTTATTTACAATCACCCTAATCTCCAGCATATCATCCCCTATCGTATAAGTATTCCCCTTAACGCAGAACTCGACTACCTTCTGCTTGTACACGAACAATTCAGTTCCCTTGACTACAATACCAATCTTCTCGTCATTATTTATTACTTGAAGCGCATCACACCCATATTGCTGCTCCCCAAATAATAAATGCTTTAATGTAACCTTTCCACGTAGTCCTTGTAACTGTTTCCATTCGTCATATTTTCTCATTTGTATTTCCCCTTCGTCGATTAAAAATTCTCATATGTAATTATACACCGAACTAATGTTCGTTTCAACCCATAAAATGTTCCAAATTATGAACAAATCGTTAAAAATATAAAAATTAGTGGGATTACTACTAAAATACCCAATACAATTACCCAGCTATGTCTTTCCCATTTCATTTATGTCCTCCGTTCTAATATATAATCTCAACACCCACTTGCTCGACTCTTGCTCTTGAATTTCTTCAACTTTATATACATCAAGCCAGGAATAAGTAGATTTAAACCACTTTTTAACCTCTGTGGTTTTCACATCATTATCCGCCTTGTAGTCGTATTGAGTCGGCGGTCGATTCTTTGTGTAACCAGCGTATACTCTGAAGTATTTCATACTTTTATCTCCTAATCTTTATCATTGATTTACTACCATATTGAACTTTTGTACTACTGTAGCTATATATAGATTTGCTTTCTCTTTCACTACCTGTGTGACATACTCTGTAAAGTCTTCTTGCGATACTCTTTCTTTATGAGCATAGAATGCATCATAACATTGCCACACTTTATATCCATTATCCAGCAACTCTTTTAACACCTCCATATAGATACAGCTTTCATGATAAAATATTTCACTACCATACAAAGAGCCACCTTCTGCTTTTATAATAGCATTCTGATATATCCTCATCTCTGCGTCGACGGCTTCTTTATCTTTGACGTTTGCCATAACTCTTCTCGTATGAACTCCCAGCGTACTTGGTCTATCAAAGTAACCTCTCATATGCAACTTTTTAATAGCTGGACGCACTTTCTCGAACTTTTGTACTACTGTATGACTTGACATATACTCTTTATAGATTAGCTCATAAATATCTACATCTTCTGATATCCACTTTCCTTTATTCATTGATAAAGTGATCCTTGGAATAGATGACGTAACATCCTTCTCTAGATTTAAACCATACCTTTCTAACACATCATCTTTGTATGCTCCATAGAAATTTTCATTGCCATCCTTCTCTCTCTTGGCTGATACCAATTCGTTAGTTGCTCTGATGCCTATTTTAGTAATTGCCTTATTGCCTTTGTTCCAAGTATAGTTAGGTGTGAAACTAATCGACAGTTCTGGATTATCCGCATAATATGTTTCGTTAATGGTGTCTGCTAACTCTTGATAATACGCCAAGTAAGGATAATTCCGATAAAGCATCGCTTCAATATACCTCTCAAACTGCGCCGTAGAATAGTTGTCCGGTTTAAGCAAATGTAACTGACTACTAAAGCGCACCATATCGTTATCGAAATTTTCAATTCTCAACTTTTGTACTACTGTACTACGTAGTTGTTTATTGTTAAGCACAACATACTTATTGATATTATTCTCTTTACAATAGTGTTTTACTTTTAACTCATTGTCATAGTAATATCTATACGTCTTTGATTTATTGTATTCTTCTCGTGATGCATTATACTGATAGGTTGTATCTTCCTCTCTTAAGAGGCCTATGTTAATCATATACTTTACCAGGTTGGATGCATTTTGTTGACTTCCACAAATACTGATAAGCTTCTTGTTGGTAGTGGCAATAGGCATAATTGTGCAACCATGAGCTAATCTTTTATGTTTGACCATATCAATGAACGCCAATACCTTACCCAACTTCTTTTTTGTAGACGCCTTGCTTCTTATCTCTGGGATTTTCAACTCTGGCAAAACATATTCTTTGCACTCAACTGGTCTCCAATAAAATGGATTGGTGCCAATTGAAGATGTTTGCCTTTCTTTGAGCTCAATTTCTCTTGCAATGTCAATAATATTCATCTTATCTATCTCCTTTGTGCTCCGACATAAACAAGAACATTATTAGTCTTTTCAATCATTTTGTATTGTTTGACGTAAAGAGGAAACACTTCCTCTAATTAAAATATTGTTCAAACTTCTCTAAAAGTATTTGACTATAATACTCAGACAGAATATCATACCTTCTTGCTAGTTCTCCTGCTTGCTCGGTTCTCACATATTCCCTAAATGTTAACCCCGTTTCTTTTATACCCTGTTGAAGATGCCATAATAATCCACTACTTTGGATTCCTCCGCTCGTTAGTTTCACGCCAAGATCTTGAGAGATTAGAGATAACCTTCTTTGGACAAATCTGTATCTTCTCTCGGCATCTTGTTCATCATTCCAATTTGAATTATCGGATAAAGCGTTAAATCTGATCTTGTAAATCCACTTTCCTGTTACCTTGCTTACTCTTGAGGTTGAGCCAAATGATATTAACTCATCTTCCTCACAAGCCTTGACAAGTAAATCATATACTTCTTTTGTTATTGGAATTGTTTTACCTGTCTTAAAATACACAACATAGTCTCTTGTATCAACTTGAGACACTTCAAAGAAAGTCAGTTCTTTAAGCCACTTTCCACCAAAACCAATGAACAGCATTTCTAGTATTGCCTTGTCAATTTCGTTTAGTAAATTGGATTGCAAATCATTAATGTCTTCTCTGCTCAAAATTAAACTCTTTTGTTTCTTGGTATCAACTACCGTGCTCAATAAATCTTTTGTAATATTTTCGTATGCACTCCCAACCGCCTCACCATTACTATAATTAAACCATCTTGACGCATTCTTTAACAACAAGTTGGTATTTTGTAAAGATACCACTGAAATTGCATGAGCACTTTCGTACATCTCTAATGCTTCGTCTGTTGTAAACTGATAAAACGGTTTATCGAATCTGTCCTCAAACTCAACCGCTCTATTAAGAGCTGCCCTTGTTGTTGTCTCTATGATGATCCTGCTTCTTCCATACTCCGCTAAGAAATCTTCGATTTCCTTTTCGCTAGTATACACATATATCTACTCCTCTATAATTTATTTCAAGTTCATTATAAACACGACAAAATGATATGTCAACCATTTTGCCGTGTAATTTTATTTACAATACTTTACACCAATTTATCCAAAATTCCTACCGCATTTTTCTTGTTCTCGTCTAGAACCGCTACATAGCGAAGTGTAGTAGCTGTGGAACGGTGACCTAATATATTGCCAATCGTCTGAATATCAACCTTTGCGGCCGCCAAACTCGTCGCCGCACTAGATCTTAATTTATGAAGCGTAATTTTCTTTTGAATGCCTGCCTCTGAACAATATTTTTTCAACGCATCATTAGCGGCGTCGGGAGATAGTCTTCCATTCTTCTGAGAAATAAATAGTGCTGTGCCATTAAAATCACCAAACGCTTTATCACGAACAGTGATCCATTCTTTAAGTACACCCATAATATTCTCACCGATTGGAATTTCTCTAACCTTTTGTCTTTTTTCAATAACTTTTATAATACCATCATCCCAGATAATATCTTCTTTGTTAATATTTACTATAGCACTGGCTCTCATTCCTGTAGCAATAGCTAAACTAAATAGAGCTTTATCTCTAGCCGCAATAACCTTGTTTGGATTGTTTTCTACAGCCTTAAGTAATTTTACTATTTCTGTTTTAGTTAAAAATGTTACCTTGTGCTCCGTATTATTCTTCGGTCTACTAACAATTCTCATTGGATTCTTGTCAATATATCCTCTCTTTATTAACCATTCAAAAAATGTATTCAGCGAAGACCACCTTGCCTGAAGAATATCATCTCCTGTTCTCTTTGTCCCATCCTTAGTTTCCCTTGTTTCCAAAGAAATCATATAGCTCTCCACGTCGCTGGATTCAATGTGCTTATAGAAGTCCTCGGGGATATTGCCCTCATAAACAAAGTTGGCAAAATGCAAAACATTATTGATATATACACCAACCGTAGTATAGGCCTTTCTGTTTGCTCTCATTGAGGTGCAATACTCGCTAAGAATTTTAGGCATCCTCTGCAATTTAATTTTCATTTTATCATAGAACTGGGTTTCTTTTTCAAGTCTTCCCGCTACATTATTCATAATATAATCTCCTCTATCTATTGTGTCTTGTAATAAACCTTGCCCAAATGACTGTCGCAATAATCCAAATGACCCAATTGCCCTTGAAGATTGAGCCGACGAACATCACAATTACATAAAAGAATGTCGCGGTGCTGTCTTCTATCGTATTTGGATGATCAAAAGTTTCCTTTTTGGGTGGCATCAACGAATTGCCATCCTCATCAAACATTGGCTCCAAACCTTTATCTCGCAACTCCTTAATTCGTAATCTATTAAGTTCTCTCTGAAATTCTTTTTTCTCTTCTTTATGCTTTTCACGCTCTTTAATCATGTCGTCAAAAGTAATCATGCATTGCCCTCCTTAACCATAAAAGGTTGCGAGTACCTGCTTTCGAGCTTTTCTAAGCTCCTTCTTTTGCTCATGCTGTCTCCAGAAGTCGTGTTCCTCGTACTTCTGCAACGCATCACACTGCTTGCCAAGGCACCCGCGCCCTTTCAGTGTCTTGGTTGTCAAAGCAGCTTTATGAAACATACAGTAGCCTACGGCCTTGTTTCTACGAATTTCCGAGCCATAAAGGCCCGGCAGAACTTCTACATTATTTATTTCCATTATACAACCTCCTTAAACAATATCTTCAATAATACTGATTGCATCTTCAATAGACGACACGGCCTCTTCCATCTGATCGATGGCCTCTTCTGCGTCCATACCACGCTGACTTCCTTGAAGATTCTCAGGCATATTATCGAAGTAATCCTGCTCGTCAGAACAAATTGTCTCAAGTTCACTCTTTATATTCTCCATATCCTCTAACCATTTTCTCAGTTGCTGTCTTCTTGTCTTGTTCATAACATTTTTCTCCTTTTTTCTTTGTATTATAGCATATATTTTCCATTTTGTCAATCATTTTGTTTTGTTTAACAAAAAGTTTACAATTAGAAAAGAGATGATTACTCATCTCCCACTTATCTTGCCCATCTTTGCTCAACCCAGGCCTCAATGCCTATCTTATCATCCTCTTCCTTTGCATTAACATACACAATCTCAATGCCCATACCATACAACTTATTGATAAGAAGTTGTTGCTTCTGTGTGTCCCTTGCAAATCTTGACGGATCTTTAGTTACAACCACATCTCCATTTTCTAACACGTTGAATAACTTGTCTAACTCTTCTCTGCTTAAATTGTGAGCACTTACGCCGTCATCACAGAAGCATATTGTAAGATCCAATCCCTTTGCCTTACAATAATTTGATACTAATTCTATTTGCTCCTCTATATTTCCGGCCCTTGCTGTTCTACAATATCCATATACTTTACTCATTATAAATCTCTCCTTTTTATTATGTAATCACTTTGATGTGTTTACACAGAATAAAGATCTGTTTATTAACAGATCTTCTGAATATCCTTTTGCATTTGTGACAAGCATTTATCGCAAATATGGAATGATGTAATACTGTCTACTGGGTCAATACGTTGAATTTTGATCTTAATGTTTCCATTGTCTGCCCCACAAGTTAGACAATGTCCACCCTCTTTGCTTTGAGTTAATTCGATAATTTTATTTTCCATTATAAACCCTCCATTATTCTTCTATATGAAACTTATCGTAACATTCTTTATGAACTCCGCTATTGAAGATGTCCATAATTGCCACCGCCACTTCTTTTGCATATTTCATTAATTCAATATGCTCATCCATTTGCTCGGGAAACAGTCTTCTGTGTCCGGCGGATATATAAATCCCGGTCGGATAACACTTATCTCCATTAAAGTCTTCTTGAAGATAGAATTCAACCTCTCCGTGCAGTTTCTCATTCGGTCTGATTGCTACGGTATAAATATTTCCATTAGATGGATATTGTGAAAACCATACCTTGGTTCCATCTATATCATATCTATAGAAGATATCACCCTCATCTCTTGATTTTGTTAGTTCTAATATTGTTTTCATAACTAATCCTCCTACATATTCTAATGTTGTCATTATACCATGTTGTTTTTCAACAATACAGTATTATTTAATTAATGTGTCCTAGAACTACAGTAATCACAGCCTGATATAAATCCTCCTTGTCTTCAATTGCCCAACCTACTGCTTTTTCTAAACCTTTAATTTCATTTTCTGATAATGTTAATTGAATACTTGTGTCTTCCATTATTAATTCCTCCTTTATCTATCATACATTCCTACTTCAATATCCTCGCCATCATGCCACTCCAGAAAATCTTCTACAGCGTCATCATCTGCTACGTAAAAATAGTAGGTATACTCACGCCAATATTCGTTTGCCCACTCTACAAACATCTGCAAAGCGGACTCATATGCTTCACCCACGATGTTCCAAAATTCCTGTACTCCGGTATCTTCATCTATAACATCTGCTGTAAATAACTGCAGCCCGTTAGGAAGTTTCATAAAATCTTCCTCCTCACCCGAACACTATTTCATCAAACAGACCCAACTGGAATATAGTATCTCCAATGCTTCCATCTAAACTATCAATGTCTCCGTCCCAATAGTTTTGTTCAACAGCCAACTGCATTCCATGGACCAACTTGTCCAAAGTTAGATCCCAAACCTCTTCGTCGTCCTCAACATCAATCAGCTGAATTGACTCGCCCGACTTCAATATATGGAAGAATACATCCTCAAAAGTCGCATCATCGTCCTCTAGTTCCTTGTGTGCCTTGTGCCACACTTCGGTAGTATTGTCGATACAAGACCAATATCCAATGTCATAAACCGCCGTGCTGATAATGTCTAAAATATCACTATCATCATATGTGAATGTTTTTGCAAATGTATATTTGTTCATTTTAATCCTCTCCTTCATCATTAATAATATTTTAGTTAAATAAATCTACAATTATTGGACCGTCATAACCCTTCTCAAAAACAAACCAAGCGTAACATACTGCACTGCTCACCTCTTTAGGGTTGCCGCTCTTATCGTATTTGATATTGCCGTCCTTATCTCTGTCATAGAAATCTCCGTTCTTACCACAAGGAATTCTTGATGATGACACCCATATCTTCTTGGGCGGATATTTTCTAAACAGATCCTTTCGGCCCGAGCTCTCCAAGAATGTCAGCTTTAAGAACATACATACCTTGTGCCCGTCAGTCACAATATCCATGGCGTGCTCCACAAATTCCTGGGCGAGTTTGTAAGGTGGATTGGTTATAATATCAGCATCAACCGCATCATTAAACTCCAGGAAGTCAACGCCGCCTTCTCCATATCCTCTGTCTATCTTGTCCATAGACCGGACACTAAAACCGTGTGCCTCAAGTACCTTTGATATGTGACCCTCTCCACAACACGGTTCCAAAATATTATTATCAAATTCCTCCAAATCCAGCAACATCTCTACCGCTTTGGGATGTGTTGCATAATAATCATTCTCTTCACGCTCTTCTTCTACGTGATTACTTGCTCCAAGAGTTACATAAATACTCTTTGTGTTTCCACTCCAATCTTTCTGCCGCTCCATCGTTATATTCCTTTCTTATATTTGAAAAATATTTAAATCTTCTTTTCTGTGTCTTATAAATTTATCTCTTGTAGAGATATCTATTAACTTACCACAAGGCTCATATGGATCTCGTGTTAAACACTCTATATCCTTAATCGCCATTTGAAATGCCTCACGACTATCTGCTTTATTTCTATTCCAGAATTCGAGACACTCTCTAAAGAACCCC